ATCAAGGTGACGACATAGTAATCCCAATTGAGGTAGAGCTTGACCCTGAGGATGGTGCGTTATCTGATTATCGCTTTAACATGCAGATAAGACGCAAGCCGGGAGCTCCGGTATTAGTCGACCTCTCGTCAGACAATGGCGACATAGTCACCAAAGGTAATACAATCCAAGTGGTTATAAGCAAGGACAAGTCATCAACATTAAGCATGACAACCGCCGCGTATGATTTACAGGTTACTAGTCCACAGGGTCGAATTAAGACTATTTTGTGTGGCACGGTAAACATCACTAACGACATCACAAGGTAAGCAAATGAGAGTAATCAAAGTAAGTATTGCTAAGGGATTTGTCGTTGACGGTGATAAGCCTACAACCCCTAAAAATAGCATTGACCTAACCCCGCTTAAACAGATAACCGAGGGATTGATAAACAACCAAACCCCGGAAGTGCCACAAGCTCTAGAGCCTATTGCAGAGTCAATTAAGTTAATTATTGCCAAGATTGACGCAATCAAACCGAGTGAGAGTAAAAATTACACTGCTCAGCTTACGGATATTGATAACCAAATCAAATCAACCCTAAGTGAGCTTGAGAGCGTTAAGCAGTTGCAGATTAACTACAACAGCAACAATCAGTCACTAGCTCAAGAGATTGCGGGATATAAAGCGCAAGTCGAATCACTAAGTAATGGATTGTCATCACTCGGTAGCGCAATCTCAAACCTGCTTACTCAAGATGAGTTTACCCAACACAAAAAGCAGATTGAGCAATCAATCACTAATTTGCAGAGTGAGATAAGCTCAGCTAGCCAGACAGCAACGACAGCCAACGTAACTGCGGGCGAAGCTAAGCAATCCGTGGAATCTCTAAAGCAGTCTGTAGATAACGTGGTGCAAAAAGCGGGATTAATCGATGGCTTGAGCCAAACCATTAACGCGCTATCAGCGTCATCTGCCACGCAATCTCAAAGTATTGAGCAACTTAAAACTGATGTAGATACACTTAAGCAAGCCAAGCCAAGCGAGCAACCGGAAGACTTGACCGAGCTTAAAAATAAGGTAGCTAGCCATGACGACAAGTTAAAAACTGTCACTGAGATTAAACAATCGGTGGATAGTCTATCTCAAGCCCAAGCTAGCCTGACTCAAAAGCAAACACAGCTTGAGCAAGCGACAGGCGAGCTTAGCAAAAAGATTGATAATCTCCCTAAAGGTGGTAGCCAATCAGCAGAGCCTGAGTATGTTAGTGAGATAGGAGAGATAATCTTTAACGGCAACAGCTATCCATTTACCGATAATAAGGTGATGTTTCAAACCGCATTTACCGACATCCCTTATATTGATGTCATGATTGCGTACACAGATGGCACAATCATTAGCGTTTATCCTGGTTATGCCCTGTATGACGTAGATAAGTCAGGGTTTAAATGCCGGATAACTAACGTGCTCGTAAAGCGGGAGTGGATTGCTAAGTACAAAGCCACGGGTAAGGTTAAATAGCGACAAGTGGCATACTGCCAACTTGATTAATATACGTTTCAACACGCAAGGCCGCCAATTAGCGCGGTCTTTTTTTATCAACAAAAAACAACAGGAGCAATTATGCTAACAATTAAAATCATCCAAGACGGTGTGACGTCAATCACCGAAAGCAATAGCTTTGCATTTTACGATGAGACCTCTCGTGAGTATAAAGAGGCGTTAAGCCTGGCTAAAAAGCTAAACGAGCAACCTACTGCACTTTGTGGCATCTACCACACCCAACCGATGTACGGCAACCAAGAGTGCAAAGAGGTTGTCCGTGAGGAGTCAATCTACTGCTCGGCTCGAAACAATCCAACAGATAAGATCATTGGTGTGATGCTTGATTTTATACCGGACGATGAGTACGGGGAGCTTGGTATTGAGAAAGAGATTGCGTATACATTGATTGGAGCTGGAGACCATATCTACGTTACCAATGAGCAAGGTAAGACGGTCTTTAATATTTAAACAAATATAGACAGGACTAACAAAGACTCCTGTCTATGACTTGTCTTTCACACTTTCACAAGGATAAAAAGTAAAGTGTATGCTACATAATTTAAATCTAGTTCCGAGGTTGGTATAAAAATTATCGGGGTTATATCTAAGTTATGTGATGTAAATGTTACAAATTTAAATTCTTTATCAAAGAAAGCAGTCTTTTGTTTTCATACTTTAGCTCAAGATAGGCTATTGCGTATTTTCGGTGTGAAAATTACACAACTCCCGCACACAAGCGTAAATCGGATGCTTAACAATCTTGTTTTTCAGCCGCCTCAAAATTGCCGGGTGATCGAAGATGCCATGATGCCGGAATATGATTATGTCAATGTCCAGCAAGCTATGTGCGATAGATTTAATTTGCCGGAGGATACATTAGTTGCTGATGGGGTTCGCGCGGCTGATAGCCCAATGCGCAGAATTGCAATCAATACTCATGGAAGTATAAATTTCAATCAGTTGAAATATCACCCGGTATGGGATTGGGAAAAAGCCGATTTGATAGATTGTTTTAGAAAACATAATGTCAAGCTGGCTAAAGATTACAAGATTTTTGGGCGCTCGTTTGATGGTCTTGATTTGCGATTTTTGTATCTTATCAAGCAACATTTCCCGCGCGATTATCAAAAAATACTTGAATTATATCCGTTGGCTGATTTGGAAATTTTTAGATGGGAGTGCGCAAATGGCAAGCATTGATAAAAAGGCATTAATTGAACAAGCGAAAATCAAGCAGCAAAAAACAAAAGCTGAAATAGCGAAGAAAAAAAGACAAAAAGTGAAAAGTTATGTCGATATGCCGGAGCCAACCGGTGATGTCGAAAAAGATAGTTATGCTGATTTAGATGCGGTTCAAAAAGGGTTCCGCGATGCAATTAAGCGTGAAGATAAACGATTCGAATTAGCGACAGATTCTGAGTATTGGTTCTGTGTATGTTTCCAAACACGGGAACAGAAAGAATTTTTATTAAAGGCTATGGAGCTATTTGAACATGGCGACAAATATCTAGATGGCAAGATTCTTGCAGAAAAGCTGGGGATAGAATTACCGAAAGCCGATGTGCCATATCGGACGGAAGGGAAAATAGATAAAGCATATTTGGAATTTGTCGATTAAAGTAAATTTAAAAATTAGCCTCGATAGAAATATCGGGGCTTTTTTATTTTGAGGATTTGTTATGCGTAGTTTTGTAAGGCTGGCAAATAATGGTGGGATCATGTTTACAGGTTCTTCCGGTCGTCGGGCGCGTAATCCTAATGCGGCGCGCTCAAGTGGTAGTTAACAATTAATCAATAAGGAGTAAATCATGCGAGGATTTTTAAGTCGCGCAGCTGGTGCGGTTCGAAATTTCTTTGGTGGTGGACGTCGAGCATCAGGCTCAAGCCGTAGCCGTTCTTCTGGTTCTTAATTTAAAAACAACCCCATGAAAAGGATGTTAAATGTTAAATAGCAAGGCTAAACAATGTACCGCAAAGAATCGTTCGGGGTGCAGATGTAAAAATCCTGCTATGGCTAATGGCAAATGTCGTATTCATGGGGGGCTTTCTACCGGTGCACCAAAAGGAAATAAGAATTCGGCAAAGCCAGGATCTATTTATTCAAAATTTATGACCGATGAAGAGTTGGATATTTTAGATCAAACCGAACTTGATGATTTAGATCAGGAAATCAAAGTTTACCGAATCAGACTTTACCGCCTACTTGCCGAAGAGCAAAAACAAAAAGACGAATTAGAGCTTAAAGTAAGAACAACGCAAACACCAGTCGTTGGTGGATTGCCGGTGACAGCCGAAGAGGGCGAAGATGAAGATCTGATTGAGACAAAGCAATATGCCAAGCGAGATTATCACGCTTTAATTAATCAGACCACGGCAAGACTACAGTCCCTTATTCAAATGAGACAGGCTTTAACCGGCCAGAAATTAGATATTGAGTTGAAACAACTTCAATTAAATGCAGCCAACGGCGAAGATGGCGAGCAAGAAGAACAAAAAATCACTATTGAAGTCGTGGATGCAAGAAAACGAGATAAGAATGCCTAAGTTAAATGTGCCTCAAAGCCAATTTTTAGCGATGGATAAGAAATTCCGCGCTTATGTTGCAGGGTTTGGATCTGGTAAAACGTGGGTCGGCTGTGGTGCCATTATAAAACACCTTGCTACTTATCCCAAAGTGAATTCAGGCTATTTTGCGCCTACATTCGGGCAAATTCGAGATATTTTCTATCCTACCGTTGAAGAAGTGGCCCACGAC